CAAGGATTTCTTTTTCACCTGTGTATCTTAATGCCAATTCGATACCGTGGGTACAACTATCCACAGCGATAGCAAAAGAAGACCCAAAAAATTTGGCAATCTCCTTTTCAAAGTTTGTTACTGATTCAAAATTCATATGTTATAATATATGTAAAATATTTGAATTAAACAAGTTTAACACACTCAACATTTAAACTTATTAATGTACCATTTTCCTTATCCATGTGCGGTATATACGATTGGGAATGATCATCATAAGCACCATGTTCGGTTGTCCTCCAATCATATTTTTCTACATTATTAAATCCAACAGATTCTAAAACTTTTTGAAGTGAATCAAAATCGTAAGTTGTTTTATGATAAATTGTTTGTTCACTCATTGGCATCTTACCAAAGATAGGACCCAAGAATGATTCTAATGGGTATCCATAGATTAGATACAATGTAACTATCGATTTGAAATCTGGTACCCCCAATCTTAATATACCATTAGGTTTTAACACCCTTTTCCACTCATTTAAGACATTCAATACTTCAGTTCTGTCAAAGTATTCAAGTACGTGAGATGAGTAGATTAAATCAACACTATTATCCTCAAAGGGTAGTGAAGTTATATCGTTGGAATGTAAGTGAGGGAAATCACCCCCATCAATACTAATCCATTCTGAACCGAAGTCTCTTTTTCCACAACCTAAATGTAATTTCATTATTGTAAAAATGTTTTATCCATCGCCTGACCTTCATATGGTCCGGTTTTATATTCGTAAACTAATGTGTCGTCTTCCATAATCAGATAGTTGTGACCACCTTCTAATGTGTAACTTGAATCACCAGAGTAAAGTATTGGTTCGGCAATGATTGTGTCATCTAAATCATAAAAGATACACTTAACACTACCCTGAATAACCACCCAACTTTCTTGTGCAATTACATTACGGGTTCTTTCTTTCCATATATGTTTATGTGGTCTAAAAGTTTTACCTTTCTCCATGCTCAACATTGAACATTGAATAAAATTTTCTTCAGATACAATGTCCACACGACCTGGTTTGATTTCTTCTTTACGAACAATCATGTGTAATAATTTATCTGGTTGTACTTTTGAATATATTTTTTCCATATTAGATTCTTTTTAATACATAAATTGGTTGGTGAGCACCACCATTACATCCTTCTCTGTGTGGTACTTTACCGTTTATTCTTCTTACGTTTTCATCAACATCATAATCACTATCGATTAATCCGTAAGTTTCAATGATTTTAAAACCGTCGATTAACAATGGAAATCTTTCTCTACCATATACACGGTGAGCGTTCCATAGTATTTGGTCTTTACCAATCGGTACAGATAAGAATAACAATGCATCTGGTTTTAGTTTACCGTGTAAGAACTTCATTGATTTTAAATCACCATCAGGGTCTAAAGAATCACCATAACGACCAAGACCCGAATGTTCAACCGATGAGATTGATATTGCACCATCGTATTGATAATTTTCTTTTTCAAATTCTTCAACGGTCATTGTTGTTAAGAATGGGTGACTTGATGTAACTCGTTGATATTCAACCATAGTTACAGTTGCATGATTACTAATTGCAATACCTTCATAATAAGGTTCTTCAGAACCTATAATCAAGTATTGTTTTTGTTCAATGTTGTGTTTATCTAACGCATCATAAAACCATCTATCGGTTTCAGGATAATGTGACACTTCTCTTTTATTGCCCATGTCAACAAATCTGTTAACTAACTCTTCCGAGTAATGATATAATCTACGGTCTGAACCACTCATAACGTATTGTTCATATATCTCTACTTTGCCATTCATTGAATAACCATCGTACATTTCTTGAGGTACTTTATTTTTCATATTATATTTTAAATTTAAATCTCACTTCTTTTAATGGGTCTTTGGCGTGTGATATGTAATCCATAATATTAATCGGACAACCAAATGATGAATTTAAACCACCCACTCTCATTTCTTTATTGAAATTTTTAAAACAAGCCTCTAATACCCAATTGTCGGCCCACTCGGGTTCCTTATCAAACACTTCACCTGATAAGAAATAATTTAAATAGAACTTACCAAATTCTTTAGTGGTCTCATTAATGTTAATGAATTGAAATCCACTTTCAATCCAATCATTACTTCTTAAAATTACTAACCAATCATGTTTCTTTTGGTACTCATAGAAGTCATCTGTAAATTCTTGTGTAACATATGAATCACAATCAGCCCAAACCATTACATCACCAATTTCCAATTTCTCAATTGCTCTTGATATTGCGACAACTTTTCTAAACCAAAATGGAGAGCTATTCATATAATAGTTATGTGACTTATAACAATCTTTAAATGGTGATTCTTTTAAGAACGATTCTAACCAAGGCGAGTCCTCAAATAAATCAATTAACTCTAAATTGATTAAATCCTTCATCTCATCTAAATCAATTGACTCATTGTTATTAGATTGGTCAAATGAATTCTCGTGATATAGAATACATTTATTATTTAAGAATGATTGGGGTACATATCTTGTAAATGTGTTGTCTCTGTGTTTATATAATCTTGCGTTAAGTGATGAAACGAAGATAAAGTTATTAGGTACTTCCATTAATTAAATTTGTTTGAAATGATATTAGCAATCTCTGCAAAACTACTTGAAGGATGTGCTATGGTTAATGTGGTATGTGCTAATAAGAAGATATCCTCAACAGCCTCTTGTGCAGATTCTGTTGTGATTGCAAAACTGTTGTGATTGTTCCACGGCAATGATGTGTCAGTTCTAACAATGTAGTTATCTTTTTTACGTGTAATGATATTATTAGGATATAACTCCAACATAGTATTTTCAATATCGGGATCTTCAGTTGATAAGAAGAATTTAACATCAGGTTTGTCCTTTAGAATGTCCCTTACTGCGTTAACGTAACTAACAGCACCAACACCGAAGTCTGTACCACGAGCGTGAATACCTAATACGTTTTTATTCAATCCTAATTCACCAACATAGTGGTCAATCTTATCTTGAATCTTTTTAATTGGTTGTAAGTTATATAAGAACTCGAACGTATCTTCATTACTAACATTACGAGAGAAGTTATTGTGATAGAAGATGATGTTATCTTGTATATCATCATAACTAAATGAATCATAACTACGATATGGATTCTTTTGTGATAACTTCTTTAATGTTGACCTACCGAATTTAGATTCTTCCCTTTCAAATCCGTGACCTGGACCACCTTCTGTGAGTAATAGACAGTTATTGAGTTGTTCCATATCATTTAATGTAATGATATCTAATTCATTATCAAATAATTCATGCCACGGAGCTAAACAACCATTAGGTGTAATATTATCCCAGTAAGCTTTTAATTTTCTACCAGATTGTTTTGAAATTGCGTAACAAGATGAAAGAGGTCTTAATCTATTACCTAATCCACTTGTTGAATAGTTTATAATTGTTTTCATGTTAATACTTTAAATGTCTTCCTTGATCCACAAAATATTCATTACTTTGTTGTTCACCCTGTAACGTAAATTTATTTGCATAGCCTTTTAATTTTTTTATTTTTATTTTTTTCTCTAATTTCCATAAACAAAACGGAAAACTAATTTGGTCTCTAGAGCTAAATTTAATTATTTGTTCCCACCACATTAATTGAAGTTCTTTAACAACGTCTGATGTTTTAATAATAAATGTGGACAATTCGTAAAGACCATACATATCCGGCATCCGCAATGATTTATAAAATGTAAATTGGTTTTTAATATTTTCACGAATATCTAAATTCCATTGAGTACATGCACTCATTTCTTGATATGTACATTTTCTATCTGGATGTTTAAATAACAATATATCAATATCATCACCAAACTCGTTGATAATTAATTGAGGGTCTTTTTTTAATTGATGATTACCATCTTCCCATATAATGTATTCATATTGAGGAAACATTAACGATGATAGAATTTTATATGTTTTAGCTTCTCTTCTATTTTTATATTCATCTATGGTTGAGAATTTTAATACATCTCTTTGTTCCCAAACCTTAACATCGTCTTCTTTTTTATCCACATATGCAATATAATCACAATTTTCAAAAACCACTGGCGGATCAGTCAATTTATCCTTTCCGTCAGTGATTGAGGTTATAACTAAAAATTTTTTCATAGTTTAATATAATTAATTTTTTTTATAATTTATAATAATTCGCTATTAAATCTAAATTATTATTATAGTTTATTTTTTTCATAATCACTTGATAACCAACGTGTAGTATTTCAATGTATTTGTAGTAAGAATGGTTAAAAGAATCTACCGCAGTTTTAACCTGTAGATATTTTTCTTGTTCCCATCCACCACCGTAATCATCGAATATAATATAACCATTTTCTTTCAAACAGTAAAATGAATTGACCACATCTTCCAAAACATAATTCGACATGTGATTACCGTCAATGTATACCAAATCTAAAAATTCTTTTGATTTACCGTTGTGTTTGAATTGTTTAAAACTATCGGAGGACTCACCTAATAGATATGTTAATTTATCTTTATACGGTTCAATATTATTTTCGATAAATTCATTAGTATTGATATCCATAATGTAGTGATGCGAACCCCCTTCTTTACAAAATTCATCTAATATGTAAACGGAAGAACCCCCATATAACGCACCAATTTCCAATGTAATATTAGGTTTTCCTTTCAATGAACTAAGTACTTCCTCCCATACGGAAATGTGGTCGGTAAAGAACATCCTTTGGTCTGGATATTTGAAATGCTCTGGATATCGATAACTCATAATGTATTGTAGTAATTGTTTTGTTTTTCCTGACGTTCTATTGTTTTATGATGTTGTATACAATATTCTTCATCTAATGGTAATGATGAGAATTTTTGACCACCTATTATTCTTTCGTGTACTTTACCATACCAACTCATACCTTTACGGTATATACGTCCTTGAGCATCAGGGAAGTTAACCCATCCATTTTCATTAACTCTCCAACCCCATTTATTTATGTGTTCTTCGGTTAAACCATCAACAGTATTAATACGAGGAACAAATATTAAATCCACATTAGGATTCATTTCCAATATTTGATTTACATTTTTAACCATATATTCACTAATGATTTCATCCGCGTCAATTTGATAGATGTAATCCCCTTCACAATAATCATTTAATTTATTTTTCCAATACGAAAAGTTTCCTTCAAAATCAAAACCTCTCCATGTTTGAACGTGAGGGAATTTATTGTATGGTAATAAGAAATCTAATATTTCGGGATTACCATTTTTTTCATCATAGAGAATAACAATCTCATCTTCCTTTCTTTTATGTTCAAATAAAAATGAAACCAATTTTTTTATTTCCTCTAATTCATTACAAACGCAAATTGCAAAACTTATTTTCATGCTCTATGTCCTCCGTTTATTCTTCTTGTTAATATGTTTATCATTTCATTATCAATTTCTTCGGAAATTTGTTCCGACATTAATCTTGTTAATTCAGCCTCAGCGTCAACTGTGTGAAGAGCATTTAAATCATCAATTAATTCAGGTCTCCATTGTGCTCGTAATGTTCTAACTATACGCTGAATACCTTCAGTTTGAATTGTTACCCCGTGAAAAAATTTAAACTCTCTTACCCCCATATTATTGTTTTGGTCTGGCATAAAACTTAAATGTTTTACCGGTAGTACTGTCGGTAAATGTCATTATTGATTGGTTTGTGTTAGGTATAGTAATAACAACTTCAGGTCTTTCTACCGTTTCATCCGCAGTTGCAAAAACTTGAGGTTCATCATTATCAAATTGAACAACCCATTCACACGGCATGTATTTGATAATAGTATTTTCAATTTGAACCTCTCCTTTTTTCTTTTTTGTTGTCTTAGCCATTTTGTTTAACTCTATTTAATTTAGGTAGAATCAGTTTAGTTTGTTGTGGTATAACAACAAACGGTGTTATTATACTTTTAAATTTTTCTGTCATTTTACTTAATGAAAAATTATTTTTATTTTCTTCTTTTAATATTTTAGATTTAGTTAAAAATTTATTATAGTCTTTTTTAACTAATTTCAAAACCTCAACCACCTCATTGTAATTGGCGGTAAACCATTTAGAACCTTTAATGATAAAAGCATCAACTGCACTATCATCAACATTAGTTAATTTACCACCAACCATAATTGAATTGTCTATAGATAAAAAATCTTTATGACCCGACCAATTGGATGCAATTACTGGTTTACCTGTCATAGTGAACTCTAATAGAGGTCTACCGAATCCTTCACCTTTAGTAATTGAAACCATTGATTTAATTTTAGGGTGGTTATATAAATCATTCATTTCCTTATTGGTTAAATCACCAAATAATAAATAAATAGAAGGAGGGTTTTCAATGTCACCAACAACCTCTTTTATTTTTTTTCTAAATGATTCTCTCTCTTTAATTGAGAAATTAGCTGAAGATGTTTTAAGAACTAACGCGGGTTTATCTTTCTCATCTTTAAATGATTCCACAAAACATTTAATTAACATACCAACATCTTTTCTATCTTGACCAAGGTTACCCTTCAACCAATGACCAACAAAAAGATAAGCAAAATTTTCTTTAATGTCTAATTTAAAATCTTTATTAATTACATCATTGTAAATTGATATGTCAGCACCTTCAAATAGAACCTCAATAGGTTTTTCTATTTTATATTTTTTAATTAAGTCATTAGTATTTTTATCTCTTTCATCATATACAGTAGATAAGAGAACGTCTTTAGAAAATTTTGATGTTGTGATAATTAAATCCATTTTATTACAGCCATCAACCCAATCTTTAGGTGCTACTGTTGTTTCAATACCTGCGGTTATACCAATATTAAATTTACCAAATCTTTGAAATTCATTTGGTACAGTAACTTGAACATATATATCAGGTAGTCCTTGAAATTGTGTAACGATGTTTCCTTTAATCCATTGATGAAATAAGTTATCATCTTCTAATGCTGTCATAGGAGTTGAACCCCAACCACAACTGTCAATTTTGATATCAAACATGTTCATTTGATATAATGATTCTAATAAATCTCTTGAGTGAGATCCATACCCACTTCTTGTTTTAATTGGTCCTCTAAATAATAATGTTGGTTTCATTAAACTATTTTATATAAATTATATCTTTCACGCGGTGTGAAGTTTTTTATTGTTGTTTCTATTCCATCACTCATTGAGTCACACATTACTTTTGATGATAGATTTTTAATTGCAAACTCCCTTCCTTTTAAACCATTTTGTTTTCTTAATGGTTTGTCTGTCATATAAATTTCCATAATTTTACTTGCAACTTCTTCGTCGTTAACTCTATCGTCAAATATGTAAGGAGTAATTGGTGAACCGTTTATATTAATAGCAGCGGGCCATATTGGATTTACCCAAACACCATGTGAGATATTGTTATGTTTGTTTTTATTACTTAATGTTTCAATATTGATATAATCGTCAGCTGTGTAATTGAATCCACATTGGTCTTGTAGTCCGCCAGTAACATTAACAATGATTGGAGTACCTGCCATTATACTTTCAGCGGTACCTAAACCAAATCCCTCATTACTTGCAATGTTAATAGTACAATCGGCAATATTATATAATTCATTTAACTTTTCCGACTCAATTTTGTTAGTTGAGAATACAAC